TATCCTTGAAAATAGCGGGCAGCATTGTTTTATCCACCGGATTGCGCCAGCTGTCTTTTATCAGCCCGCTTATTTTCCCGATGGTTTCATTTGAAATCTCGTGCAGGTTCATCTATCGTCCTTTCAGCATATCGTTTACAAACCCGACCGAAAACCGCCCGACCATTTCTCTGTCTTTCGGGTCGGGGCTTTTAGCCGCCGCTTGTAAAAGTTGCGCCAAATCATCCACCGATGCGGGCAAGTTACTTTTGACCATATCGGGGTTTGCCACGCCCTTTGCGGGCAGGGGCGTATCTTCTATCGCCTTGACCCGCGTCTCCAAACCCTTATTGATTTCAACCAATTTCGCGTTCTCGTTTCGCAGCGCACCTAACTGTGCGACCGCCTCGTCGAGCTTAACGGCAAATTCGGTTTCTATGGTTTGGAGCACTTTTTCTATCGAGGCATCGTAAATTTTCTTTTCTTCTTCCGGTTCGGGTTTTATTGCCGGTTCCTTTTTCTTGCCATCCACTATTTTCCCATTGGCCGTTTTAAACGCAATCGCTTCGGCCAACTTCTCCCCCGTCATATACGAGGAGCATTTGTCGGCAAACTCCCCGACCGAGGCGACCATCGCCTCCTTCTTTTCCTCCGCCGTGCCTTCCGGCGCATAAATAATGTTCCCCAAAACCGAAAACAAAGTATCGACCATCTTGGGCAAATCTTCCATCATTTCGCCCGCCATCCACGCCTCGCCAAAGGATAGAAATTTAATATCCGGGGCGGGGCGTAAGGTCCCGGCCCCGGGTTGAGGAGCAGCAATGCCCTCGCCGGTCGCGGCGAGCTTTCCGATGGCAACTACTTCTTCTTTGCCTTCCGCAATTTTATAGGCCAGAATTTTCGCGTTGGGGTTGGCCGGCCGGTCAACAACGGAAATCTCTATAATCCGCATCCGATTGCCTTCGGCGTCGGTAAGCAGCCCCTTCGGGGCATCGTCGGTGATTTTTATCACCGGCTCCCGCTCCCAGCCGATGCCGATTGAAAGACCCCGATAAACCCGTTCTTTGATTTTCTTCCAGCAATCATCATCCACAATTTTTGCGCCGACATAAAGCCCGGCGTCGTCAATTTTGACGCTTTCGTCCAAAACCGAGCCGACCGCTTTTTTATGGTCGTGCATCTCCCTTACGTTGCCCCATTCGAGGTACTCCGGCAAAGCCCGCTCGATGGCGGCTATGTCTATTTTTTGCTGCTCATAATCCAAATGCGGCGTAGTGGCGTATCCGTAAACCACCCGCCGTTCCTCGTCCGCTTTGGCGAACGGCAAGAAAACCCGTTTTAACTTATCCACTTGCTTGGCCTCCTCGATTTCAAGTTTTTTGATTTTGGCGGGGAAAACGATATTATGCCCGTCCTCCACGCACGCTATTGCCATCCCTTTTTTGCTATGTTCGGCCAGCCAATCCTTTGCTTCCGCCGGCGTAAACTTCTCTTTGTCGAAAAGATACGTCTGCACGCTGGTCGTATCGCCGCCCGTCCGGCAAACAACGCCCTTTACACCCTCGGCTATACTTATCGTTTTAGGTGTCGAAGTGCAACGTTCCGGGTCGAATTGCCTGGCCCGATGGTAACCCGCCTCCTCGGTTGCCGGGTCAAAGCCCGGTTTTATAACTTCCGGCTTCATATCCTAAAGTTCGCCCTTCTAAAAAATAGCGCAACTATTTTTTGCGGGCCGGGGAGTTGCACCCCGCCGAAAAAGGTTATGGGCCTTCCTTGCCCACTGGGGCTGCCCGCGCTAAATATTTTTGGATATTTCATTCTGCAACCACTGCACATCTACAATTTATCCAATCTTCGACAAACGGGCTTTTATCGCCGGGGAATTGCAGCTGCGACGAACCGACCGTAAACGGCTCTATCAGCGCCCGACGCTGCCCTTCCGCCGCAACGTGGGAGGGTCTTACCTTGCCGTCGCGCGCCGTAAGCCAAATCTTAACAGTCGCCCCGCTTTGTTTATAAACTTCCAAAGCCGTCATATTTTGCACCCCGGCCAACTCGGTGCGGGCAATCGCCTCCGGCGAGGTGTTAAATTTTGCGCCGGTATAGGCGTCTATAGTTTCGGCTATTTGCCCCGTGCTTTGCCCTTCGTTAAGCCCTTCCAGCATAATTTCCCGCAAGCCGTCATAGTTTGCTTTTTGCATTTCGCCCAGGACAAAAGCGGTGCGCTCGTCAATCAAATTGGTTAATCGGCTGTCGGCGGCGTCAAAGGTTATATCCAGCTTTAACCGTTCAACTATTTGCCGGGCCGCATCGGCAGAAAGCTTTCGCAGCAAGCCCTTAAGTTCGCCCGTCAAATCGTGGGCGTTTTTCATCTTGAACAAAATTTCATCTATCTCGGCCAGCGTCAATTTGCGTCCTTGTTTGAGTGCCGGTAGGGGTTCGCCCAGGGCGGTAAAAACGCTTGCCCGCCATTGCCGGTAGAAATTTTCAAACGGCCGTTTGAAAGCCGTGACATTTTTTTCGATAAAGCGGGAAAACGCCTCCCAAAATTTTGTTCCTGATATTTTTTTTTTACGATTGCGAAACATTCCTTAATCGCTTCGGGCGTCTTTGCTTCCAGCAGCCCAATTTCAACTTCGTCAATTATTTCGGAGGGGAGAATATCAGAAAGAAACCCCTCCTTGCCGTTAAGCGCTTTGCGTTCCCAGCGGCCCAGCTCTTTTTCCACTGCCGCCCAATCGTAAGCGAATAAACTGGCGGGCGCCGGGGCGGGTTCGAGGAAGCTATCGCCACCCTCCACCGGGTCAAGCCCGATTTGCGCCCGGATTTCGTTGGTGGTCATTATGCGGTTTTGACTGTAAATCCCGTGCACCTGCGCCGTTAAAAGCTTATCCTCTGTTTCCAGCCCCGTAAATTTCAAGCGCAGCCCTGGTTCGCCCAACAAGTCCCGGTTCACCCGGTAAAACATATTTTCCAAATATTCCACAATCGGCCGTATCGCACGGCGATAGGTGATATTTTCCTGCACTTCTCCTGTGGCCTTGTTTACCTGGTAGGTAAGCCCTACCTCCTGCGGCTGGACCTCAAACGCCATAAGCATTGTTATATCCAGATAGTTTTTAAGCTCGGTGAAATTCTGGAAACTGGTTTCTTTGGCCGGGATATAATCGCTGCCAAACGGCAACGCCAAAAGCTGGTTGCGGGTTTTATCGCTTCCCTCTAAAACGGCATTCAATACGTTTTGAAATTGGATGAATTGTTCCGGGGTTTTAACGCTTTCGGCGGCTATTACAAAGCCGGGCGGGACCGTGCCTTCGGTGAAATAGGACATAACCATCGTCAAGGCACGGATGGTAGTATTGGCCTCCAGCAGGGCCGCCTCCAAAAAGCTTTTGCCGTAAGGCGAGCGGGTGTTATTGTTATAGGGGTTGTAAACCAATTCCCCCTCGTAAAAATTCTTGTTGGGTTGTCCCCGGATAATCTGTTGATATTGCAAAATACCGTCTTTGGTTTGCCGGCCCACCCGGCCGGTATCGTCCAGGATTATTTTGATGGTCGTACCGTCCAAAATATCCAGCCCGTAAAAATCCCCTTTACGGGTTTTCCTCACCTCATAGCAAGGGGCGTCCACCACAAACAAATCTTCAAGCAAGCGGTTCAGCCATTGCGGGAAATCATCCCTTCGGTCGGGGCTTTCCCAAAACGCTTTGAGCTTATTTTTCGCTTCGTCGCTTGACGGCTTCTTTTCGTCTTTGTCCATTATGTCCCAGCTTAGACCGACGATTTCTTTTTTGCGGATATTTACCGCCGCCCGCGTTATTAAATGATTATCCCCAAACCAGCGCAAGATGCGATAGGTAACCGAACGGAAATCGTCGGTGCGCATATTCAAATTTATATTATCGGGGAAATCAAAAGCGCGACTGGCGGGCAGACCGTTCACGCGGGCGAGCGGATAAGCGGGTAGGGGTTCACCCGCACCTGCGCCGCCGACATTGGTTGCTTCGAGCGGCTTTGCGCCGACTACTTCCTTGCCGCCGATTTTTGGGGCCTTAAAAATTTGCCAGGCAGCTTTAAGTTTTTCCAGCATCCACCATTCCTGCTTTCAAACGTTCTAAAAATTCCATATAGCCGTCGCGTTGACCGATGGCGTTATCCGCCAAGATAAAAGCGTCCGTACGGTCAACCGTGCCGTTGGCCGGGATTACAGTCGTGCGCCGCCCTAAAAGCTCCTCTACCCAAGTTCCTATACGCGGGATATAATCATTTCGCTCCGGCCCCCGCAAAATCATTTTACCGAATTCAAAAAGCGGTTGTTTCTCAACAAGCCGGGTATTTTTATCTTTCACCGCGGTTACGGCCTCGACCGGCAAACTGGTTTCGGTGCTCAAGATTTGCACGATGTCGGAGCCGCTGGCCGGTTTTTCTAAAGCAACCTTCATCAGCGGGCGGATGCGGCTATTTTTATACGGCTCGCAAAATTCCTTCAAGTTTTTTATGCGTTCGCCCAAAGTCCAATGGCCGTAAATACAATCCAGCTCCCAGCGTTTTTCGGTTTTCGGCTCATAACCCAGGGCAAAATAAGCGGTGCGCGCCGCTTCCTCCGTTGCGCCGATGCTCAAATCCCCGCCCACAAAAACCTGTAAGTATTCAGGGGGCGCCTCTTCCGCCCACCAGCGCAGCCAGGTATCTTTGATAATATCCCCGGCCATTCCTTTGTGCTTAATCAAATAAACCCCGCGCCAAATTATTTCGGGGGTATCCTTGCGCCAGCGCAAAACTTCTTCGGTCGGATAAAGTTCGGGGAAGCTGCTTTGACCGGCATCGTTCAGGGCCGGCCAGGTTTTTAACCGTCCGGCAAAACTGGGATATTGGCTTTCATCCTGCAAGTCAGCATAAATATCCTGGCTGTGATGCGGGTAACCCAAAATATTTATTTGAGGCGGCCGCAACGTTTCGGCGAAGCGGTGGGGCGGACGACGTAAAACCCGGCGTATATCCACCGCCATTTTTTCCCGCAGGGCGTCCCGCTCAACAGGCGAACGGGCCAGTCGGAAAGTTACAATATCATCCAAAGTCAAAATATCGGCGTGCGCCCCGGCCACGTCCCCCTCCGCAATACCATACGCTTGAATGGCATTATCCTTTTCGTGGCTGTAATCCAGGCCAAGTAAATTAAAACCGGCATCCGAGCAATTAGGGTCTATAAGCGGCCCAAACAAAAACGCCATAAGCGGCAAGGCGAGCTGACGTTTTATCGAACGGGTAAAAAGATTCACGGCGGTTTTTAGGTTGTAACTCCCGCTTCCGAAAACCATCGGCCGTTCGGCCAAGCCATTAAGAATTTCCCATCGATTTCGGTTTGCCATCCAGGCGTGTCGGGCGGTATGTAAAGCCGTACTTTTACTGGAGCCGGGGAAGCCGAGTAGGAAATTGCTTTCGGCGCCATCGAAAAAGTCAAAAGCCTGCTTATGCGTTTCGGTAAGGCAAAAGCCGGGGAAGGCCACCTGCTCGAAATAAAACTTAAAGTCGTAAAGGACAAGGTCACGTAACAACTCCGTTGTCGCCTTGTCCAGCAAGCGGGAGATTTGCGAGGCGGTTAGTCGGTTTAAGTCTGTCGGCGTGCGCCCGCAAAATTGCAAACTGCTCGGCAGTCAACCCTCCTTCCCCAAAGTTAAAAGTTTCCTCTTTGTGTTGACTTTGGTCTATAAGCTTGCCGTGTAATCCGTCTCGGAAGCGGCTATAAACCAAATTCAGATTGATAAATTCGATACTGGTCCATTTGGCGAATTCGGCAAAAGCTTCGAGGCGTTTATAGTCGGGGGCGGGCTTGCCAAGCTCCCTATCCCAGCGCAATTTGTTTTTGGCCGCCAACCGTAAGCTGATTTCGTTGTTGCGCTGAATACCTTCGCAGCTTACGCTTTCCGTGCGCGCCTGTATAGCCTTGACATATTTTTCGTCATAGCGGCTTTTTGTCCACTCAAGAATTTGCGGGTCGTTGCGGATAATAGAATTTATACGTTGACGCTTGGCCTGTATGCCGCGTTTCGCCAACAATCTTTCCGTTTCGGTAATAATACCCGCCGATGCGATATAGGCGCAGACAATCTCGGCCTTGATATCGAGAACGGTTTCGGGCGGCTGGACCTCAATAGCCATATTTGAAAGATTGTAGGTTTCAAAAATAGCGCAAGTGTTATTTTAGGGGAAACAAAAACCGGCCGCCCGCAACCCTGTTTTGTGGGAATTAGAAAAGGAGGATAGATTGCGGATAGGCCGGCTGGTACGTTTTAAGTTTCTTCTTCGCTGTCCTTGTCCGGGCGTAGACGGTTTGCGGCTATTTGCCGCTGCAGGCGGTTTATACTTCGCTCGGCCAAAGCGATTAAGCGATTTAAGGCAAAATCTTTTATTGCGCTCAGGCGCTCGTTGTAGTTTATGCTGTCGGTTGCGCTGTTGAGTGTAATTTTCATATTTTTATCCCAATGCGCCGCCGTCCGATTTATGGGCAGAGGTAGCAATCCCTGCTGCGGACGACGGCCTGGTCATTGGGCGTTCATCGAGCCGCTTGAGGACGGCGCGAAGATTTGTTTTATCTAACATTTCCTTAACCGACCAAAGCCAAAAGTTGCGCCCTTAATTCGGAATTTATATTTTGTTCGCAATGCACTAATTCATATAATCGCTTTCTGTTTGTAAGTGTTAACGGCCTTTTTTTATGCAAAATATCAATTTTGTGTTTGTAGGCGTTGTCGTATTTGGGCCGACCCAAGACCCGCCACAATGCCCAGCCGAAATAAAGCGAAGCAAACGCCTTGTTGCCCTCGCAAAGTTCAATGAAATCATCAAACGGGACCCCGGTTGCCTCTTCCGCCAAATCGTGCACAAGGTTTAATCTATTCCAGTAGGATTGGTTAGGCATCGTTTTGCTCCGGCAATTCAAAATCCAGATTCGAAAATTCGCCGCCTGTAAAACGATTTTGACTTGAATATCCAACACCCGGAACATATCCCAATCCCTTAAAAATAACGCCTAAAGCCGGAAGGGAACCATAGGGCCAACTCTTTGCTATTTCTTTTGCGACCTCTATTCCCTCCCGGTCGGAGGTGCGCTCTAAAAGTTCGGCCCAAGCGACGATAGAGTATTCCGGGTAACGCCTGCCAACCGCCCCTTCTAAAATAGCCATAAGTTTTTGAAGTCCATCTTTTGTCATTATTTGTCTCCCAAGGCTCGGTCAAACCGGGCTTCTATGCTTTGGTCTTTTACGGGCTGCACCCAGTCGATGTTGCGCATTTTTAGAACAAGCTGTTGAAATTGTTTGCGAAGTTTACCGGCCGAAAGGATGTTAGATTTCCAAAAGCTGTCATCTTGGCACCAGATAATAACTTTTTCGATTTCGGGAACCTCCCGCTTGTCCAAAGAAATCAGGCGGTCCATTTCAGTAGCCCATTTTCGGAAGGCGGGGTCGGCCAAGGCGCGTTCCTTGTTGCCGTTTTCTGATTCGTTTACCATTGGCGGGGTTTTGGCTTTTGGGTCGTTGAACTTGATTTTGGAGATTAGGAAGCTGGTAAGAAAGATTACGTCGTCCGAAAAGTTCTGGTTTTCGGACAAGAGAGTCTTTGTTTTGTTTTCTTTCTTATTTCCTTTCCTTTCCTTTCCTTTAAGGGGAGGGTCTGGCAAAGCCCCTCCGGTAGG